ATGGCGTAGTGAGCGAACTGGCGGCCACTAAGCTCACCGGCGGCACCGACGAGCCGTTCCCGCTGTACAAGCCCGCCATCATCTCAGGCAGCAAAAGTAAAACGAAAAAGCTCGGTACCGCCGGGACACTGTATGCGGACATGCAGGATATTCTGGCCCAGACTGGTGCGCTGGTTGTGGTGGTCCGCGTGAAAGACGATGCGAAAGAGGACCAGCAGCGTGCGAACATCCTGCAAGGGATTGAGGCGCTGCAGCTGGCTCAGGGCAGTCTGAACTACCAGCCGCGCATCCTGATTGCGCCAGAGTGGAGCACCGACGACGGCGTGGGCAAAGCGCTGGAGAGCATGGCCACGAAGTTACGCGCAGTGACCTATCTGGATTCGCCTTCCGGAGCAACACCTGTGGAGGTGGCGCAACGCGCGCAGAAGTACGGCGCCCGGGTTGAAATGCTCCGCCCGCGCATCATGGTCACCAGTGACGTGACCGGGGAGAGCGTCTCCCGGCCATACTCTGCTGCCGCTGCGGGTCACCGCGTGCGCATCGACAGCGAAAAAGGGTGGTGGTGGTCGAAGTCCAACCAGACCGTGCTGGGCTTTACCGGGCTGGAGCAGGTGGACACCTGGCTAATCGGGGACGAAAACTGCGTGGCCAACCAGCTGAACCAGGAGAACGTCTCCACCATCATCCAGCTGGACGGGTTCCGCCACTGGGGGAACCGCCTGTGCTCGTCCGATCCGCAGTGGCGCTTTGAGGCGGTGCGCCGCACGGCCGACATGCTGCAGGACTCCATTCAGGTCATGGTCACAAAAAATTATCTCGACCGTCCGATTGATAAAGCCTTTGCGACCGCGCTGGTCGGGTCGGTAAACAGCTACCTGCGCAGCCAGACGAAGCTGGGGGCGATTAACGGCGGCCGCTGCGAGCTGGAGGGCGAGCTGAACACGGCTGAGTCGCTGGCCGCCGGCAAAATCTACTTCAACATTGCATTCGGTCCGAAATCGCCGGCGGAAGAAATCACCCTGACTTATTCAATCGACAACACGTACACCGTCACCGAAGTGGCGGCGTAAGGAGTATTTATGGAACTGTCATACGTTTACAGCAAAAGTGCTCTGTATACCCAGGACGGCACGCGCATCGCCGGTCTGCAGTCATTTACTCCTCCGCCGCTGACCGCGACCATCGGCAACTACAAAACGGCCTGGATGGACATGGCCATGCCGGTGGACAACGGCATGGAGCCAATGAGCAGCGAGTTCAAAGTCTCAGCTGACAGCGACGTGCTGGCGCTGTTCGGGTTTATTCCCGGCAGCACCACCCGCGTGCAGGCGCGCCGCACCTATAAGGACGGCAACGGCGAGCTGCACACGTTTGTAGATGAGATGCAGGGCATCATCGGCACGCTGACTCCGGACGAGCACGGTAGCGACAGCAAGGAAGGCACGGGCATGAGCGCCACCCTCAACCTCAGCTACTACAAACTGACGGTCGACGGTAAGGAAGTGTATGAAATCGACCCGCAGAACATGATCCGCGCCGTAAACGGCGTAAACGTGCTGGCCGATGAGAAAGACGCGCTGCTGATGTAAATCAACCAGAAAAGACAAACCCCCGCCAGTGAACGCCTCGCGGGAGTTTTTAACGCTCAAATTTTAAATTCAGAAGGAAAAAAACATGAACTATCCGGCAACCTCCACCACCATTACTCTGTCTCGACCTGTCGACCTGAACGGCGAAACCGTTACCAGCCTGACCCTGCGCGAGCCCACCGTGCGCGATAAACTCATGTTCGAAAAAGCCAAAGGCAGCCTGCTGGAGAAAGAGCTGGCCATGATCGCCTCGCTGTGTGGCCGCTCCTCTGAAGACCTGTATGGTCTGCCCGCCTGCGATTACGACCAGCTGGTGAAGGCGTTTAACGATTTTTTGCTGCCACCGGCGGACCGACAGAACAACAGCTGATTGCTGACCATCCCGGCATCCACTACTGGTGCCGGCTGACGCTCGCCGAGCAGCTGGCGCTTCCGGTGAGTGTGTATCAGACGTTCCGCCGCCAGGCGATAAAACGGAGTGACAATGGCCGCTAACACCAATCTTAAAACCACGATCAACTTCGGCGCCCGTATCGACAGCAGCTTTACCGGGGCCACCGGATCGCTGAACAGGGCGCTGAAGGGGATCGGCACCGAGACGGCGCGCAACCGCGCGCTGCAGACGGCGTGGGGCCAGCAGATGGCCCGATCGCTCAGCGGCGCCGCCGGTGAAACTGAAAAGCTGGCCAGGGCGCAGGACACGCTGAAGAAGAGCATCCAGGAGGCAACCCTTGCGGGTAAAGATACCGCCCGCCTGAAAAGGCGCTACGCGGAGGTGTCGAAGGAGCTTGAAAAGGCCACGCGTAAGCAAAATCGACTCACCGAGGCTATGAAACGTGAGGTAGAAGTTGCTGAGCGGGCTGAAAAGGCCGAACAGCGCAGGGCGAGAATGCGCAACAGCCTGCGCGTCGGGGGGGCGAAAGTGCTGCGCGGCAGCGGGCGCGTTATCGGGGCGGCAGGCAGTGGATTAATGACGGTCGGTAAATGGGCGTCCGCAGGTCTGGCGGCCGGTGCAACGGCCGCCATCGCCTCGCCGATTATACTCAATGCAAAAACCGCAGAAGAGCTGGGTCAGGCGCGCGGTTACGGTATGAGCATCGAAAAATACAAGGCCGGCGGCGCCCTGGCAGCGCAGTTCGGGCTGAATGCGGAGAACTTCGGCGATTTGTCTGAGGAGGGCATCAACAAAATCTGGGAGGAGGGAAATGAAAAAACGCTGAATCCGATGCTGAAACAACTGGGTCTGACGAAAGGCGTTCTGCAAAAGATGGGCCGTGAAAAGGCGTTTGATCTGCTGATGCAGAAGCTGTCCACCATGAAAGACGGAGCAGCTGCAGCATCGCTTGGCGACCAGCTGATGGGCGCCGAGTCCAATAAGATCCTGACCGGGCTTCACGCTATGGGTAAAACCTATAACCAGGCGATGGAGGAGGTGAAGCGCTATAACCTGCTGACGCAAGAAGGCGCAGAAGGGGCGATGCGAGCCAATACCGCCGTAAACCGGCTCTGGGGCGTGGCGGAAAGCGGCATGCAGGACACGGTGGGTAAAATCACCAGGGAGCTGGTGCCGTCTATTGATGACGCATCTATCGGACTGGCTAAGTGGTTCAAGGATATCCAGCCCAGAGTGACTGGCGCCGTTATCGACTGGCTCAACCCGGATGACAAGGGCAAGACGGGACCGCTGCGCCTCTGGGACGGCATGGTGAAATTCGGGCGTGGCGTAGAAACCGTGGCTGATGTGGTGATGGCCGTTGCCGACAGGCTGAAATGGCTTATACCTGATGCGCGCGAAAATCAGCGTGATGTGCTCAGCTCGCTGGCCCGTACCGGCTCTGTGGATATTGCCCGCCAGACTGCACAGCGTAACGGTCAGGCCGAATGGTTTGATGAGCAGTTAAAAGCAAACCCTGAGCTGCCGGCAGAGGTTAAAAAAGCGTTCACAAACAGCAGGGGCATTTTGTTTGACGATGATAAGGCGTTCGAACAGTCGCTGCAGGAGATATTAAAAGAGCATCCGCCGACATCCTCTGCTTCCTCACTCTCTTCTGCAGAAGGAGCTATACCGCTCGCTCCTTATCATTTGCAGCCTCAGCAAACCATTCACAACAGCCCTAACGTCAGCATTACCGTAAATGCTGCGCCCGGTCAGAGCACCGAAGATGTGGGCAAAAGCGTCTACGATGCCTTTATGGAAAGCCTGCCTAAAGGCTGGGAGTCTTCTTCCGGCAATAACGCTTTTGATATGCCCTCCCTGTAAATGTTATTCACGAAAGTAAGGTATATCGACAGGGTAAGTATTTGTGAGGCTTATCAAGCGGCAACTTACCAGTTTTTCTTTGTCTTCATACCAGAAAGAAAATTGACCGGTACTCTGATTAAAAAGCATCTGGTCAAGATTAGCGAACTGAAACATCAGAATGGGCCCCTTACGGGAGTGCCCACCTCCGGTTTCAAACTGTCCTTCCCCCCAGGATTCCTGCGTGTGTTCGTAACGATGAAGTATGACTTCGATCTGACCACGCAGCGGACAAAGCAGTCTGATATCTGAGTTTTCTATCGATAAAGCATGCGATGTTGCTGAATAAAATAATGCCAATGCAAGAGTAATTACGTATTTCATTATGGAAGGTCCTGTGAGTGTCAGGGACTTATGACATCTCCGGATTTTGCTGTCTTTGAGTTGAATCATGCTGAAAGTTTGAGTGACGATGATATATACAACCAAAAATGGCGATCGTCTCGATACGATTTGCCAGCAACACTACGGCGCCACGGACGGGGTGGTCGAGGCAGTGATGTTTGAAGCCGCCAATTACGACATCACTACCGTGGATGTTTTTTCCGCCGGCGCGGCGATAACGCTGCCGGCCATGAGCGCGTCCGATACCGTTCAGGCGCAGGAGGAGCACACACTGTGGGAGTAGAAAATGCAGTTTTATCAGCTTATCCGGACTGGGCTCCGGCATTTACCCTGACGGTAGAGGGGAACGATATCACCGATCTGGTGGCGGCTAATCTGGTCAACCTGACGCTGACGGACTACGGCGCCGGGGAGAAAAAAAGCGATGAAGTGTCGTTTGCCGTGGTGGATGACAAGCTGGCTTTACCGGCTAAAGGAGTAAAGGTCGCGTTAAGCCTGGGCTTTGGCACGCAGCGGGTAAGCAAGGGCTCGTTCGTCGTGGACAGCACCGCATCCGGCGCCAGCGGGAATTCTTCACGTATTGTTCAGGTTACCGCCCGTGCGTACTCGAAATCATCAGCGAAAGGGCACGGCACTCTGCAGTCGCAGAAGCACCGCAGCTGGACGAACGTGACGTTGGGCGAGCTGCTGAATATGGTGGCCACTGAACACGGCCTTACGCCACGTATCGATGAGACCCTGGCCGCGAAAAAACTTGAGCACGAGGACCAGGCCGCCGAGAGCGATATGAACCTGGTCACCCGCCTGGCGACCCGCTACGGCGCGGTGAGCAAGGTCACGCACGACAGCTGGGTGGTTATCCCCCGTGAGGCGACAAAAACCAGCAAGGGTAACGACATCAAAATGGTGGTGATCGCCCCTTCGCAGGTCTCCAGATGGAGTTACCGCAATAATTCAGACCATCCCGACAGCAGCAAAAAAGGCGGGGGCACGCACGTGATCCGCTATTTCGATGTCACTGACGGCGGGAAGATCAAAACCCTGACCGTGGGCAGTGGCGAGCCGGTGGTGCATGAAGAAGTCACCATGTACAACCTCGAGGCGGCAAAGGAGATCGCTGGCGGCGTCACGACGAAAAGTAAAAAAAAGCTGTGCCAGATGAATCTGGAGATGCCTCTGACGCCGGAGCTCGTCAGCCTGACGGCCCAGTGCCGGGTGACCACGAAGGGATTCGGCAGTGTCGAGGATCGGGAGTGGCACATCAGCAAGGCACTGTTTCGGTACGGTCCGCAGGGGGCAACATTAAGCCTTGTTCTAGAGTAGATATTGCCACCGAAAAAAAACGTCATCACACCAATCGTTTAGCATAAAGCGTAAAAACCTGCCTTGTAGACTATGAGAAAAACCACTACTGTATGCATATACAGTGGTGTTGAGGGGGACATATGCCGCGCAAGTATGAGATCGAATCCGCATTCAGGAATGCCATTGTTATAGAGCCGAACGGCCGCAGGACTGTGACAACGGAGAACTTTGTTAAGCACTTGGAAAAATGTAACTGGCGATGGTCCTTAAAGCAGGCGAACACATGGATCGAGGCTTACGTTACAACCTTCAGGGACATTTCCTCAGATGAGGGCGAGGCCAGAACTTTTCAGTTGTTCAATCCAAATGGAGGGCTTTGAAATGGGGTTTCCTTCACCAGCTACTGACTATATAGAGGCACGGCTATCGCTGGATAAGTTATTCATTTCTCGCCCGAGCGCCACGTATTTTATGAAGGCAGCAAACACGTACTGGCGGGCCGGTATCACTCAGGGGGCGCTGCTCATCGTTGATTGCTCAGCTACCCCTTGCGATGGTTCGATAGTCGTCTGCAAGCTGGCGGGAGAATTTCATATCAGGCGGTTCAGAACCCACCCATATAAGCATCTGGAAAGCCTGGACAGTATCGAACGGAAGTACAGGATAAACACAGAACATGATGACGGAATTTTCGGTGTGATTATGCATGCGGTAAACGATATGCGTACACAGGAATTTGACGATAATCCAGTGATGTGAGGCCTGTGGTGTAGCTAATTTTGGGGACAAATTTGGGGGCAAAAAGAAGATGGGGGCAGATTTTGGGGCAAGTTATTTGCTGCTATTTACCGCTATTGCCTGTCGCTTGAATTTTCTAACTCATTGTTTTTGATGTAACTTGCTGATTTTGAGGCGATTGGAAAAAACGCAATATAAAAGGCCTCCTTATATATTCAGTAGGTTAATGGATGAAGGCAGTGTAGCGGGGATTTTACGGCCCGGCAAGCGCGGACAGAATGGCAGGCCGGGAGGCATGATTGCCTGACCCGGCCTGTTCTTTAGATAGACGTTCTGCGATAGCTGCGGTATTCCGGCATCCAGAAGTTGTCGTCTATGGCCTGCTGCAGCGCATCGGCGGAGGTTTTCACCGCCACGCCTTGCTGCTGTGCCATTTTTCCTACTGCGAAAGCGATCGCGCGGGACACCTTATGAATGTCTTTCAGCTCTGGCAACACCAGGCCTTCACCGTTATTCACCAGCGGTGAGTGTTTCGCCAGGGTTTCGCTGGCGGACATCAGCATTTCATCGGTAATACGTGACGCACCGGACGCGATAACCCCCAGACCAATCCCCGGGAAGATGTAGGAGTTGTTGCACTGCGCGATCGGATAGGTTTTATCCTTCCACACCACCGGGTCGAACGGACTGCCGGTTGCCACCAGTGCGTTACCTTCGGTCCAGGCGATGATGTCCTGCGGCGTTGCTTCTACACGGGAAGTCGGGTTAGAGAGCGGCATCACGATAGGGCGTTCACAGTGCTTGTGCATTTCGCGAATAATCTCTTCGGTGAAGAGACCGGTTTGCCCGGAAACGCCGATAAGAATGTCCGGCTTCACGTTGCGCACCACGTCCAGCAGGGAGAGCACCTCGTTGTCGGTAT